GCCCAAGCTTGAAGATGTCCCCCTCAGTCAGCTAGACTCCAGCTGGCAGGGTAACTTCCCCATTCATGATGACCACAGTCTTAGGCAAAACGACTTCAGCCTCACCAAACCCAGGACAATGTAACAACTGGGTAACGGAATCGGTGCGGGAGAGCCAAGCCACCAGACCGGCACGGTCAAGGCTGAGCTTGAGGCAGGCCTGGTCAATGACGAAGTCCATCCATGGAGCACGGACATTGACGACAAAACCAGATCCCACCTCAGCTGTTGGACGACTCCAGCGACCCGTGCGCTCGGCTGCATCAAGCAAGTCACTGACGACAGGAGTGTTCATGTCAGTGCACGCGAGACTGGTCAGCTTCTCAAAGAGCTTAAGCGCAGCCTTGGAAGGGTGCGCTGCTTGCGGGTCAACGGTGAGGTGCAACTTCACAATCATGCGACCGAAATCGATCATGGTGTTAGTGTCGCCAGTGAACACCTCGGGGCTGTAGTACCTACCTAAGAAGTTCACACCCATTTCTCCTCGGGGAACGAAAACACATTCCATGCTCATTCCGAAGTCACGGGCCACCTGCTGGAAAAGTTCAGCATCTAGGTCTGCTGTGAAACCATCATCCCCACCATAAAGACCGAGCCCAACCCACGCTTCACTGGGAGTGTACCCTTGCAAGCGTAACGCAGCGTATGAAAAGAATGCACTGCGGGCCGAGTTCAAGGCCGCAGTGTCTGGAAAACCCGACAACTGGGTGTTGTCTGTCCAATATTCAAATCCGCCAGGGGTTTGGGCAATGTATCCGAAAGTCTTACGGCGCACTTTGAACAGCGCCGCATGGTGACGTTTGGCGTATGCACGGGCGAGCAGCATCTGATCGAACTCGCGTAAGGCCCGCTTGACATTACCATCAAAGCGGTTCGCGTCGGTATCTAAGATGCCTACTTTAGCGCTGACAGCGACAGCCGCCACGGCCTCGTTGATCTGCGCAGGTTTCATGCCGAATGCATACCAGGGACAACTTCTGCCACCACTCATGCCAGGAAGGCCGCAGTCAGTGAACTGCGCAAAGTGCTCAGCAAGCGGATACATGTACTGGCTCCACTCGAGCATAATGATGGGGGGTGCAGGACTGATGATCCTCGTATCGGTTGGCTTCCCGTAGGTCTCACGCTTGTTGAAGACTTGGAGCTTAAACGGGTCAGGTTGGCCACTAAGGGCAGTCGCATTACGTTTCTGCTGACTAGGCGCAGGTTGGCGCCTTTGAACCTCTTCGATAGTGCAGGGCTCGAGCACACCCGCGTCCGGAAACACGTGCTTGCAAAACTCGAGCGCGAGGGATAGGTACTTAATAGGCATCTCATCCACCCTGTTGCCGGTGAACTTCATGACGCGACCCTCTGCTGCTTGGATCTGGGCTGGTAAACCGCCAAGTGGGACATAAGCTCCTCCCACTACAAATGGTTGCATAAAGGGGACAGCCAAGGGCGCCTCGGACGCGCCATCAAGGTTGAATGTATACCTCCTTTCGCCTACCACGGCAGTTCCAATGGACAAAATTGGCAGTGGTCCAGGATTGGCTTTAAAGAACTCAGCCAGCAACCCTGCCTTTCCACGCAATTGCACAATGCGCTTCTCCAGTTCCAATGCGACCGTGGCGTGAGCTTGGCCGTAGGAACTCGCACAAGACAGATAATGGCAGCGGGCAGCTTCAAAATCAGTCTCGGGGAGTGTGAGAGCGTAGGGGCTATTAACGCGCCCAATGGACACCACTGTGCCTTCCGAGGTCATTGCGCGCAAACAAACGAATCCTTCACAGACGTTCGGTATAATGCGCTTCAAAGTAGCCCCTCGAACAAGGCCCAAGGCCCTCGCGCAACGTGCAACCCAGGCACTGAAGCCGGTATAATGCGCGAGTGGCGTGTACAAAACGACGGCCCTGTCGTCGAACACGTGTTTGACGTCTTGCTGGTACACGGTGAATGACCCCAGCAAACCAAATAGGTAACCATGGTCGACGACAAAGACATCGTCGGACGTGTGGTTCCACAGGTAGTGCTTATATCGAGCTCCACCTGAGACATTCATGTGATACACACCGTTCTTGTCGAACGAGGCTGAAACCTCGTTATCACTACGGCCCACCTGTGAAGGCAGAATGGTGTACATGAGTATGGGCTTTCCATCAGAGTAAACAAACGGATCAGAGGGATAGTAGTCCACGTCAACCATGACATGCAAACCAGCTTGAATGCTGGAGAGCAGGGGAGGGACAACAACATCCTTGAAGTCGTAGTACTCACGAGTGCCGGCATACCCGTGGTCCAAGTCACGCTTGGAGCACTGGTAGAACTGAGGTTCCAACGAGTCAGAGGCGGCAAGGCGAACAGCAAATGCGCTCGCGAGGGAACGGTACTTCGCATGGACAGGGTGCGTATGAGTGGTGTCAGGGAACCTTTCCTGTTGACCTTCCACATCCGCCTGGATCTGCATGTCTTTGAACTTATAGCGCAGGGCCTCATAGACCGGTTTCCTGTGCAAGAACTTGGACAATGCATATCTCCCATACCAATAGAGACCAGCACCGGAAAGCAGCAACCCTGCAGCAACAGGCAGGGCGTACTTAACGGCGTCTTGAAGTGTGACGGCTTCCGAAGTTGCCATCTGAGATTTCGATCGCG